TTAAGAAATATATCAGATACATTGCTGACCGCCGTTTAATCAGTCTAGGCATGAAAGGTATATTTAAAGTGAAACGTAATCCTTTACCATGGGTAGAGGAAATGATTAACGCACCAACACACACCAACTTTTTCGAGAACCGAGCTACAGATTATGCTAAAGGTGCATTGTCCGGTAACTGGGGTGATGTTTGGGCATAGCATAGGAAAACATATGAATCAGAAAGCTCTTACTGGCGATTGCATCAACTGCGAATCCACATTTGAATTAAATTTTTACAAAGAATACGTATCAACCGACCAACCTAAATTTTGTCCATTCTGTGGCGAAATTGTTGAAGAATTCACCGATGACTATATAGAAGAAGAATATAGTGAAGAGGATGATTCGGAGTGGGACAATTAGAATGGAAACACAATAATGAAATATTCACCGAAACTCATATTGACAACAATATCGGTTTCGTGTATATTATTGAAAATGTATTATCTAATAGAAAGTACGTTGGTAAGAAACTATTCTGGTCATCAAAGACCAAACAAGTCAATAAAAAGAAAAAGAAATTTAAAGTTCCTTCTGATTGGCAAGAATACTATGGCTCAAGTGAAGAACTTAAAAAGGATGTGGAAACATTCGGCAAAGAGAATTTCACTCGAACCATCATTCACCTATGTAAATCAAAAGGTGAGTGTTCATACTTAGAAGCAAAAGAGCAGTTTATTCGTAATGTTATTGAAAGTGATGATTACTACAATACCTGGATTATGGTACGTGTAAGGAATTCCCACATCAAAGATTATATTGAGAGAAATAAGTATGAAGCAACCATTCCTACAGATTAAAGAAAATAAATGTGATGCGATTTGTATTATGCCGTCTCCTGATAGTAAGGAACAAACCGTAATACATGGCTTGACATATGTTGAGATTGGTGATAATATTGGGTCTTCTACAATGGGCAATTCTTATGATATTGTCACCTTTAGGGAATCTGACGAGGGATTTTATGATAAGGAACATTATCAGGCTATTTTAGTATGTCCTTATACATATAGTGAAAAAGTAATGAAAGATGGGTTCTTTGGCATTATAGCTAAACGAACCACAACTTCAGAAGATGTATTAAATTTGTATTTGAATAAAATTGATTATTTAATTGGAGATGAAGATGTTGAACAAAAGTGAATTGAAAGAAATATTGAGCAAGAGTATTGCAACAGTTGTTTTTGAAAAGAAAGATGGCACTATTCGTGAAATGAAATGTACTCTAAAAGAAGACATTTGTTCTTTAAAAGAAAACATTACAGAAACACATCCAACCACCATACATCGTAAAGAGAATGACAATGCTCTTTCTGTGTGGGATATGGAGAAATCAGCATGGCGGTCATTTCGTATAGATTCAATCAAGGAAGTTAGTTTATCATAATGCGTATTACAAGTGTAAAAGAAGCGGAACAGAAGGTATCGTCTGGTGGTGAACCTGATATGAAATCGGGTGTTAAATTATCCACTGCGCTTAATTGGTATAGTTATTATAAAGACCCAAAAGATAGTAAGAAATATCTTATTCATTATATGACCGTACATAATCATCCAAAAGAAGATATCGTCACACTTACCGGACTAAAAGAAACTAATTTCTCAAACGTTGGGTTTGTGTGTAGGTTGACTGAGCGTGGATTAGTATTGGAGAAACACCAACTAACGTGGTTATCAGACCGCATCAAATTCTTACTAAATGTAGCTAAGACTATCAAAGAGCAAGATGAAGAGGATGATAATAAACCTAAGGTTAACATCCAGGAACGCATCCATGAACAATCCTCAGAGTTTATAGGCGAACTTGAAGGATTCCTTGATAATTACAAAGAAACCATTAATACGTATGAATGGATGGCAACCAATGGCGTCAAGGCACCACATGCTCGACTGATTGTTTCTCACTTTATTCCAAAATTAGTTGAACCTGTACTGGTATTGTCCGGTAAAGCTTCCGAAGACTTAACCGAAGCGTATAGTTGTTTCACTAAAGCTAATATTAAGAAATTTGTTGCTTTCATTCAACAAATCATTGATGATGCTAATCGGATTGTTAATAATTCTAAGGTTACTCGTAAACCTAGGAAATCCAAGAAGCCATCAGCTGATAAGTTGATAGCTAAAATGCAATATAAGAAAGAAGATATTGAATATAAAGTGGTGAGTGTCAATCCTATTGAAATTATTGGTGCCCAGCAGTTGTGGGTGTTTAATACCAAGACAAGGAAATTAGGAGTATATAATGCGGAATCTCCAAATAGTCTAACTGTCAAAGGAACTTCAATTTATGCCTATGAACCCAATACGTCAAGCTCTAAGACACTCCGCAAACCAAATGATGTATTACAGGACCTTGTCAAAGCAACAGAACGCAAATACAAATCCACATTTGAAGGAATCAACTCAACAAAACAAGAGTTGACAGGACGAATTAATGCTGATACCATCCTCTTAAAGGTATTTAAATAGGATATAAAATGATTTTAGTTGACTTGAACCAGGTATTGTTATCTGGTCTGATGGCACAGATTGCTGGTCAGAAAAACACAAAATATGATGAGGATTTGATTCGGCACTTAATTCTAAACATATTACGCAACCATATTAAGAATTTTAAATCAGAATATGGTGAAGTTGTACTATGTTGTGATAACCGCAACTATTGGCGCAAAGAAATCTTCCCATATTACAAGGCCGGCCGTAAAAAGACAAGAGAAAAGTCGGATTTAGACTGGCATTTGATTTTTGACATCTTAGGCAACATCAAAAACGAGTTGAAAGAACACTTTCCCTACAAAGTGATAGATGTTGATGGTGCTGAAGCTGATGATATCATTGGAACACTAGCTCCAAGACATGTAATGCACGAAAATGTATTGATTTTGTCTTCGGATGGTGATTTCCTACAATTGCAACAGTATAATACTAAAGAAAATAAGTTTAGTATTAAACAATATAATCCAGCACAGAAGAAATTGATTAAATCTGCTAATCCTTTAGCTGAATTGAAAGAAAAAATCATCAAAGGTGACAAAGGTGACGGTATTCCTAATATATACTCACCTGCAGACTGTTTTGTTCGTGACCTTAGACAGAAACCCATCACCAAAGGTACGTTATCTAAGTTGATGGCTGAAGATTTTTCAAATTATTCAGATGAAAATATCAAAATTGGGTTTTCTCGTAACCAATTACTGATTGATTTACGTCATATTCCAACGGACGTAAAAGGTCGTATATTGGAATCGTATGAAAATGTTAAACCTGCACCAAAAAATAAGTTACTTAACTATTTTATCAGCAAAAAGCTGAAAAACCTAATGGATGTTATAGAGGATTTCTAATGAAACAGATTTATGAGATATTGAATGAATGTAAACTAGCTAAGAGTAGTGATGAGCTCATCAATATTTTACGCCAAAACGATAGTATGACACTCCGGAAGGTATTTTACTTTGCTTACCATCCAAATGCAGCATGGTATATCAGTGAATTTCCAAATAATTACAAAAAACAAGATACCTTACCTGGTATTTCTATGACAAACCTGTTTACAGAACTACGTAGAATATATCTTTTTCAAAAAGGTCATCCAGAAGCAGACAAATTATCAGATAGCAAACGTCATGATTTGCTATTACACATACTTGAGGGTATGGAACTCGATGAAGCTAAAGTTTTCATCGACATCATGAAGGGGGATTTGGGTATTAAAGATATTACCGTTGATATCATTAGTACGGCTTATCCGGATTTGTTTAAATAACAGGAGCATAACGTGTCAAAGCGTGAAAGTAAGTTTCATAAAAACGAAGATTATTCTGATGATTACAAAACAACGAAATCTAGGGGTGATAAAGATAAAAAAAGAAGCAAGTATCAAGAATTTGAAAGGGTGTTGACGGACGAACAACATGAATTCCAAGAAAAATTTAAGATAAAAACTGGCCGATACGACCTAGACTATTAATTGTGCTTGACAAATTCAGAAAGTTATGAGATAATTACCATACTTTCTGATTTGTGATGGACTTTTATTATGTTACTTGATTCAAAATCCAACCTTGCCAAATTAATGGCTACTGAGAATATTATTGTTGAACAGAAGAAGGCTTCTACTGCTCACTTTAATTTAAAAACTCGCACATTGGTTATTCCTATTCTCAAGGAAGACCTGTCTACCAATCTCTATGACCTATTCATTGGTCATGAAGTTGGCCATGCTCTGAATACACCTGAAGACGGATGGCACGATTCCATTTCAGATTGTGGTGTTAATCGTTCCATTCTAAATGTATGTGAAGATGTCCGTATTGAGAAACTCATTCGCCGCAAATTCCCAGGTTTAAAAATAAGTTTCATCAAAGCCTATCGTGAACTACTAGACCAAGACTTCTTCGGTATCAAAGGATACGACCTCAACGCATTACGATTGATTGACCGTATCAATTTACACACCAAGGCCGGCGCATCTCTAGGCATCAAATTCACATCAGAAGAAACTGCTCTGTTGGTTGAAACAGAAGAGGCTGAAACATTCCCTCAAACTGTGGAAGTAGCCAAGAAAATCCAACAGTTTATGAAAGACCAACGAGAAAAACAAAAAGAAGAACCTATTGAAGAGGACGAGGAAGAACAAGAGGAAGCTGATTTTGAAACAGAAGAGGCTGATGACGAGATTGATGCACCAGGTTACGATGAAATTGAGGATGCACAATCAGATGGCCCTAGTGAATTAGGTGATGGCTGGCAATCATCTATAATCAAAGATTACGAAAAAGATGAGTCCATCACTGATATCAACTTCCGTGATAATGAGAAACAGTTATATCAAGAAACCAAATCTGATTTATCTTATGTTAATATTCCAGAATTGAAATCTGAAAATTACATTGTTGGTTATAAACACATTTACAAAACAATCCGTGAATTAACCAAGAAACCTATTGAAAATAATTTTATCAAGTTTCGTAAAGACACCAATAAAGTAGTTTCGTATCTGACCAAAGAATTTGAGTTGCGCAAGAATGCTGACCAATTAAAACGTGCTTCGATTGCCAAGACTGGTGACTTGAATATGCAACGTATATTCTCCTATCAGTTTGCCGATGACATCTTTAAGAAGATATCTATTGTACCTAATGGCAAGTCGCATGGACTGGTCCTATTCTTAGATTGGTCTGGTTCAATGAGTAGGTATATGGATGATACTATTCGTCAATTACTGACCTTAGTGTTGTTCTGTAAGAATGTCCAGATACCGTTTGAGGTGTATGCTTTCTCAACCCAATGGCCTTTGTCAGAAGAGTTTAAACAAACGTATAAAGAGGGTGACGTAATCTTAGGCAAAGTATCCTTGTTGAACATACTATCTAATCGTATGACATCAACCGAGTTGTCTTATGCTGCAGACTGCTTACTAGATAAAGTGTATAACGCATATGGTGATTTTGATAACCTTCGGGAATTGATGCTTGGTGCCACTCCATTAAACGAGACCATCATGTTGGCTATGGATATTATTCCTAAGTTCCAATCTAAAAACAAACTACAAGTAGTCAATACTGTATTCTTGACCGATGGTGAAGGACATGCTCTAACTGAAAAATTCACAACACAGGGATTTGAATATATGAACACATCATCTATTGTGGTCCGTGACCCAGTTACTCATGTATCGATGAAAGCTAATTACTCATGGCATAATACTTCTAAGGCTTTCTTGCACATATTGAAACAACGAACCGGATGCAATATGATTGGATTCCGTATACTAGGTAATGCTGAATTCCGCAATTACATGTATAACGAAATGAAGGGTGTGAATACGGATATGGTTGCTAAAGAATTTAGAGGTAATAAGTATTATGTTGTAGGTGCTTCTGGATTTGATGAATATTACTTATTGAAATCGGATGGATTATCCACCGAAGAGGAAGAATTAACCTTTAGTTCAACCACTACCAGAGGTTTGGTTTCTTCCTTTAAGAAGTATTCTAAATCTCATATACAGAACAGAGTAATCCTCAACAGATTCATCGGTTTAATTTCATAGGGTTTTTTCTAGCAAGGATTTTTCCACCATGGACCAAAACGAAGCACAATTCTTTATTGCCCTCCTCACCAAAGTAAAGGTTAGGTTGCAACAAGAACCCAATAAGAACCTCATTGAGGAACTTAACCGAGTAATTAACCAATTGAGAGGAAACTAAATGACAGCACCGAAGAAATCTATACCTGCACGTAAACCTATTAAACCACGCAAGACACGAATCGAAACGAGATAAGAAATGCCAACCAAACGCGGAACGCCATCATCTACCACTTCGTCCACTTCGTCCACACATTACGAGCATAGTATAGCAGACATCGTAATCCAATTACACAACTTAGCCAGACAAATCCATCCGGCACCACATGCTGTGAATATTAGAATACTTGCAGATGAACTTGCTGTGATAGGTAAAGAATACCATGAATATGTAGATAGTCATAAACTGTATGATTCTTCGAAATTCGTTATAGGCCTGTAGTATGAAAACTATTATTCATGTCAATCAACATGTAATTAAAGATAACTCTAAGACAGGGAAAAGAAATCCAGTTCTAACTGTAAAGACATACAAATCCAATACGTA